GAGACGGCGCTGCCTAGTTGGTTCACTCCGACGGGCAAGAACAAGGTTGTTCCAGCGGCAAGCCGAAGCTGTACCCGGGAGTTCAAATTGGCTCCCATCTATCGGTGCCTGCGTGAGCTTGGACACTCCAGGAAGAATCCGGCTGAGTTGTGGATCGGTATTTCTGCGGACGAAGTATTGCGGGCAAAACCGGCGCAGGTTCCTATTGTAGTGAACTCGTTTCCGCTTTTGGCTAGAAATTATGATCGGCGTGATTGTTCCCTTTTTCTTGACTCCCTTGGCTGGACAGCGCCTAAGTCGTCTTGTATATTTTGCCCTTTCAGGCATGACGATAATTGGCGTGCCCTTGACGAGGACGAAATGCAGTTTGTTATTGAAGTTGATGAGCGGATCCGAAACGTGGAACCAAGGCTTGGCCCAATCTATTTGCACCATAGCGGTGTTCCGTTAAAAGATGTTGATTGGAATGCCCCCCGGGTCCGTCGCAATATTATGGACATGGAGTGCGAAGGGATGTGCGGTGTCTAGGTGAGAGAGTTCGATCACCGTCCAGGCGTCTTCCTGGTAAAGTTCAACGGCCCGACTTTCACGGAAGACCTGGCCTTTATAAAACAGTTCGTGGGGAATCGGTTCGATAAAAAGTTGTCCTGCTGGATCATTACGGCAAATAAGGGATCTTGGACCGCCCTACTTGAGAAAGGGTTCACGCCTATCCTGGAGGCGACTAAGCTGATCAAACCGGCTGCCGCACCCCTATCTCTCCCGGAAGGGCTCCGGCCCTATCAGGTCGAGGGAGTCACGTGGCTTTTCCGGCGACGAGGCCGAGGATACCTGGCCGACGATATGGGCCTGGGAAAGACCGTCCAGGCAGCCGTACTTCTTAAGGAGCTTCGTCTTGACCGCCCGGTCCTGATTGTCTGCCCGGCCACGATGAAAGTCAAATGGCAGCGGGAACTCCTCAAGTGGACCGGACTCCAAGCCGAGATTCTGTATGGGCGAACTCCGGCCCCGATCCTCCCCACGGCCCCGTTCTACATCATCAACTACGATATTCTGGGGTATGAGGATGAGGACGAACAAAAGCAACGGAAGGAAGCGAAGGCACAGGCGAAGGCCCTGAACCAGCCTTTCCGGCCCCGGGCACTTCCCGTCTACGGATGGTGCGAAGTTCTTTCTGACCTCGGCTTGGCCGGGTGGGTAGCCGACGAGGCCCACCACCTTCAGGACCCGAAGACGATTCAGGTAAGGGCTTTCAAAATGATCCATAAGTCGATCCAGGCCCCCCAGGTTATCCTTCCGATGTCCGGGACTCCGATTGACGACAAACCAGTCCAGTTCTTCACGACGTTGAACATGATTGCCCCCGACCTTTTCCCGAACGAATGGTCATTCAAGAACCGATACTGCGCCCCAAAGAATAATGGGTTTGGAACGGTCTTTACCGGGGCTTCCCATATCCCGGAGCTTCGGACGAAACTGAAGACCGTTATGCTCAGACGACTCAAGGTTGACGTTCTGACCGACCTCCCGGCCAAGCAAAGGATCGTGGTGCCGATGGAGCTTTCTCCCGTCGAGTCGAGAAAGTACGTAGCTGCTGGGGAAGCCTTCCGGGATTGGCTCCGGCTCCAGAAGACTCTCGGCATAGAGGCACAGGAACAGGCACATAATCTTACCCGGCTTGCTTACGCAGCGAAACGAAATGCCGTGATGACCTGGATCCGGGAATATCTCGACACCGGCCAAAAGCTAGTCGTGGGTGCCTGGTACCATACGGCCATTGATGACCTCGTGTCCGTCTTTGGTAAGGAAGCCATAATGATGGACGGTTCCGTGCCTTCCTCGAAACGGCAGGAGCTTGAGGACCGATTCCAGAATGACAAGAAGATTCGGCTGTTTATCGGACAGATCAAGGCTGCCGGGGAAGGTCTGACTCTGACTGCAGCCCCAGCAACTGCCTTGGTGGAGTTCGGGCAGACCTCCGGGCAACACAACCAGTTCGAGGACCGGGTACACCGCATCGGGCAGACCGCTGATTCGGTCTTCGCCTATTATCTCTTGGGCCAAGGTACTCTCGACGACGACTTAATGGATGCCCTCGAATACAAGAACAAGGTGTCCAAAAGTATTCTCGACGGAACTGATGATGCAGTTTTCTTTGACCGTCGCCCTATAATAGGGGACGTTCTTGCGAAGCTGAAAGGAGAAGATAATTGAATTATGATGAGTTCTTACAAGAGAAAAGTCAAATCGGTGGGATGAACGGATTCGATCCAGTTTCGATGCCAGATTTCCTTTTCGATTTCCAGAAGTATCTAGTTGACTGGTCCCTCCGAAAGGGGAGGTCGGCTCTCTTCGCCGACTGTGGAATGGGAAAGACTCCTATGCAATTGGTTTGGGCCGATAACGTGGTCAGGAAGACGAATAAACCTGTTCTAATCTTAACCCCCTTAGCCGTCGCGGGTCAGACGCTTCGGGAGGCAGATAAGTTTTCCATTCCTGCGGTTCGTTCAGGCGACGGGAAGTTCTCCGGCAGCCAAGTCGTCGTGACAAACTATGAAAGACTTCACTACTTCAACCCGGAAGATTTTGCCGGAGTCGTCTGCGATGAGTCGTCTGCGATCAAAAACTTTGAGGGTAAACGTCAAGAGCTTGTCACCGAGTTTATGAAGAAACATAAGTACCGACTCTTGTGCACAGCTACAGCCTCCCCGAATGACTTCATCGAACTCGGGACAAGTGCTGAAGCCCTGGGGGAATTAGGTCGGATGGATATGCTTTCAACGTTTTTCAAGAACGATGAGAATAGTCTCCATCCGATTTGGTGGGGTGCCCGGTGGCGGTTTAAGGCTCACGCTGAACGTCATTTCTGGCGGTGGGTTGTTTCCTGGGCCAGGGCACTTCGGAAGCCGTCTGACTTCGGTTTCCCTGATGACGGATTTATTCTCCCCCCACTTATCGAACGTGAACACATTGTTGAGTCTGACCAGTCCTATAGCGGAAAGCTGATTGCTCCTCCGGCGACTACTCTAGCCGACCAACGGGCAGAGCGAAGGGAAACCGAGGCCGACCGTTGTCAGCTTGTCTCTGAACTTGTAGACCATAAAGAGTCTGCCGTTGTTTGGTGCCATTTGAATACGGAAGGCGACTTGCTTGAACGGCTTATCCCCGGAGGTGTTCAGGTGTCAGGGAACGATTCAGACGAGGCGAAGGAAGAAAAGTTTCTGGCTTTCTCGTCGGGTCAGATTCGAGTTTTGATCACGAAACCGAAAATTGGAGCCTTCGGTCTAAATTGGCAACACTGTCACCATGAAACCTTTTTCCCATCCCACTCTTTCGAGCAGTACTACCAGGGTGTCCGGCGTTGCCTGCGGTTCGGTCAGAAGTTCCCGGTAACCGTCGATATTGTTACATCTGAGGGAGAAATCGGGGTGATGAAGAACTTACAACGGAAGGCAGCGCAGGCTGATCAGTTGTTTAATATGTTGGTCCGGGAAGCAACAAACGCAATCAAGATTGAACGAACTACGCAATTCACTCAAGAAATGGAGATACCGAAATGGCTGTAAACAACCAAGACCATACTGACAAATGGGCCCTATACAACGGAGATTGCGTTCAGGTAATGAAAAGCCTGCCGGCTGAATCCGTCGGCCTATCCGTTTACTCTCCGCCTTTCGGTGGTCTCTATCAATACTCCTCATCTGACGAAGACCTTTCCAACTCGAAGGACTATCAGGAGTTTTTCCGTCACTACGATTTTGTAGTATCGGAAATTACCCGGATTACCAAGCCGGGTAGGATGTCTGCTGTCCATTGTATGGACGTTCCTCGTGGCGGTGACCGGGGGATGATCGACTTTCCCGGCGACATCATCCGGCAGCACGAACGTCTGGGCTGGGACTACTGGGCCCGGTACGATATCTGGAAGGAACCCCTTCGGGTTGCAATTCGGACTCGTTCCAAGGGACTAACTCATCGTCAACTCGTGAAGGACTCTAGCCTCAGCGGGAATGCCGGAGCTGACTATGTTCTCGTATTCCGAAAGCGTGGAACGAACCCGGAACCGATTATTCACCCCGTCGGCCTGACAACCTATCGGGGTGAGCGGGAAATCCCGGTGACGTTCGTTACCCCTGATGGACGTACTCATTCCCGTGACGAGTTCTTATCATGGGAAGATCCACAGACGAACAAAAGAGCACACTGGATCTGGCAACAGTATGCGTCCTCCTTCTGGGATGATATTCGGATTGGCCGAGTCCTTCCGTATAAGGCTGCTCGGGACAGCGAGGAAGAAAAGCATATTCACCCCCTTCAACTTGACGTAATTGAGCGCTGTATCCTCCTCTGGTCGAATCCGGGGGACGTAGTCCTGTCTCCCTTTGCCGGGGTCGGTTCTGAGGTTTACGGGGCGATTATTAATGGCCGTCGTGGTATCGGGGTTGAGCTGAAGGAATCGTTCTACCGGCAGATGGTTAGGAACATTCAT